ATCGGTAGTAGTAGGGCCACCAGGAGCGATGGCAATAGGATGTGAAGCAGTTGGCGCCGCAGCGTCTTGATTGATTTGAAGGGATTGAGCTGTGTATCTAACTCCGTACCATAACACAATTTGGTCAGAGTTCGTCCTTGTCTCTAAATAGAGACGGTGGAATCACGAGTGAGGGACAGACTGGACTACTCAGTGAAACGCCTTTTGCCCGAAGGCCCGGATAGCAACTCCGGTTTTGCGGAAGTAAGGCTCCCGCTCCGTTGCGTGTTTAACGTCCCGCCGGACCTGCTTGCTTACGGGGTGTAATCCTTCGTAAGCTTGAGACACCGCTCAACAGCGTAGTCCCAAATCTCAAGCCCAGAGACATAAGGGCAATTGAGGGTGAGAGAGGCAGCCTTGTGAACCTTGTCAGAGAAGGCAGCATAGGAGGCGCGACCCCAGAGGGAATACTCACAAAGGGCATCCTTAAAGAGATTGTCCAGCTCTTGATCAGTGGGGAGGCGATTGCCGGACTTGCGCATCCAGCAAACAAAATCATCAATCGCAGAGACTTGTAGAGCACCCACCCACCTGTTGAGCTCAGGCTCCCGACGAAGGAGACGTTTAAGAAACACAGGAGGTTCAGCAGGGAAAGGTTCAGTGATGGGAGTCTTATCCTCACGAGTAACCTTCATACCATAAGCAGCGGAGAATTCAGAAAAAGTTTTCGCATTGAGGATATCTTGAAGGTCGGGGTGGACAGAAGTGATGAAGTCATCGCCCAAAGTCATTGAGCGGACCATACGCCGGCGGAAAATCTCAAGGACTTTCACTAAATCGCGGATATGGAACTGCAGGACAATGATGGGCTTGACAAGAGAATACCAGGAATTGATAAGAGCTGTAAGGTAACTACCGCTAGGGTGGCCTGTGACTGTGACGTACACGAAAGCTATTAGGCGGTTGTCACTAGCATTGACGATCATAAGGTATGTGCTAACCTTACTAGGGTCGTCGGGAAGAGGCTCATTGATGAGGAAGGCACGAACTTCCTTGCCGACCTTAACAGGGAAGGTAGC